GTTGGACCGATGACAGTCTTGCTTTCAATGTATATGCTCGTTTTAGAATCAGAGAGCTTGCGGGAGTGAATAAAGATACAGTATATTTTAGGTTTAAACAACATACTTATTGATGAATGACATTTTTATTAGTTCTCTGTGGTTTTATAATGTCTGAAGACAAACTCAATATTCTTGTCAGTGATTCTTTTTATCCCTTGCTTGACAATCAATATAGATATTTACTTATGGCTGGTGGCAAAGGTTCAGGCAAGAGCGAATTTGCCGCAAGGAAACTACTACTACGAACTTGGCTTGAAGGTAATCATAAATTTTTAGTCATAAGGAAAGTTCGGCGTACACAATACGATTCTGCTATAGCTACATGGAAAGCAATGTTAGCCGAAGAAGGTATTAATTATCAATATAGAGTCAGTAAAAGAATTACTATAGCATATACCAATAGTCGGGGCCAACCTAACGAGATACTCTTTGATGGTCTTGATGATCCGGAAAAGATAGAATCTATAAAAGGATTGACTGGTGTACATATAGAAGAAATGACTGAACTATCCGAGAATGATTTTACTGTATTAGATTTATGTTTAAGGGAACAAATATCCAACTATGAACAGATAATAGGTTCGTTTAATCCTGACCAAGCTCAAGCTGAATGGATTAAAGAGATATTCTTTCCAGGAGAAGTTATAAGAACTGGTGAGGGCAAAATCGTTAATGGAGAAAAGTCGTATATCCATCATTCTACAGTTGGCGACAATCCGATAAAGAAGATTAGAGATGCTTATAGGCTACGCTTGGATGGATTGAGAGACCCAGTCCTTAGAAAAATATACAGAGAAGGGCAATGGGCTATACCGAAGGGATTAATCTTCTCTGATTGGGATATTGTTGAATTGCCAAGTACAAGACGAAGCTATTATGATGATGTCTGGTATGGTGGAGATTTCGGGTTCTCTATTGACCCCACTGCTTTGGTAAGGATTTATCGGAAGTCGGATCATTACTGGTTAGAAGAATTAATTTATGAACTCGATATGACAAACAGAGATATTGCCAATAGAATGAAAAAGATTTTAAAAATATCGTATGACGAAGAAAGTATTTGGGATTCATCTGATGGAGGGAAATCTATAACAGAATTAAGAGATTATGGAGTCAATGCGATAGCAGCTGAAAAGGGGCCTAATTCTGTTGAACCTGGAATCAAATTTATGAAAGAATGTATAATCCATATTGTTAAAGGTTCATCCCATATCGACAAGGAAAGAAAAACTTATAAATACGAAGAAGATAGAAATGGCAAGATAGGAAGGAAGCCAATTAAGTTCAATGATCATTTATTAGACGCATCCCGCTATGGAATATATACTAAACGAAAACACGTTGCGCAGGTGTTTGTATGAGAATCAAAGAGATAGTACAATCTAAAGCAAGGCAAGCCCTCGGGATAGAGAAGGGCTTTTTTGGGTTTAAGGCTGAACCTAAGTTCGGGATGTTCGATATCGTTAAACAAGGTGATTATAATTCAATGCTCGAGTCCAATCTTGGGAGAGTGTGGAATTGTAATAATCTTCTTTCAATGGATATGGCTCAAATACCCTTTAGATTGTTTATTCCAGGCAAGGATGAGGATATACCAATATTCGACCATATTTTCTTCGACCTATTAAAGACTGAACCGTTCCATAACACATTTCAATTAAAATATATGACAGAATCACATTTGAATTTAACCGGCAACGCGTATTGGCATACACCCTTGAATTCATTCAGCAGACCTGTATCAATTAGGTTTTTATTCTCCAATAAGACAACCCCTAAATTCGATAAGAAGTTAGGGGAAAGATATTATGAATATGATGATGCAGGAACTATAAGAAGATTTCCAAAAGAAGAGATAGTGCATTTTAGATTTCCTAATCCATTAAGCGATTTAAAAGGAATGGGACCAGTTGAGGCGGCACGGAAAAAAATAAACCTAATCGAATACATGGAAGAGTATCAAATGTCCTTGCTTGGTAATCGGGCTATCCCTCCCGGATATATAAAAACAGACCAGGACTTAAGTCCTAAAGATGCTAAAAAAATCAAATTAGATTGGAAAAAGAAGTATGGAGGTATAGAGAAGGCAGGAGAAATCGCAATATTCGGAAAGGGCAGTGATTTTGTAAAAATGCAGATGTCCCCGGATGATTTACAATTCCTTTCGTCTGTTGAGTTTACCGAAGAACAGTTGGGCGCTATGTTCGGTCTTTCGCCATATAAATTCGGAAGGGTGAAGGATGTTAATAGAGCGAATGCTTTTGAATTAGATAAAAGCTATTATAAGGATACTTTAACTCCACGGCTTGTGATGCGTAGCGTAACTCTTACTGAAGAATTAGTGCAGAAATATGATAAGAGATTATTCGAGAAGGCTCCTAATGTAATTCCACAGGATAATGAATTTGAATTGAAGAAAGATACTGAATTATTTAAGACGGCGGCAATAACACCCAATCAAATAGCACAAAAATGGGGTTATGAGGCGTTCCCTGAAGGAGATGTAAGGTTTATACCCTTTAATCTCACAAGGCTTGATATGGTCGCCCCTACATCGGAAGAAGAGCCTGTAAAGGAAATGAAAGATGTTTGTTCGGTTCGCACAAAAGATTGGAAAGAAAAATATTGGAAGGCATATATAGATAGGACATTGAAACATGAATCCAATATGATTTATCCATTAGGTAAATTCTTTGACTCTCAACAAAAACAGGTTATATCGAATTTGAATAAATACGGGAAAGAATATAAGGCTTCGGAAGTATATCTGCCACCGAAAGATATAGAGGATAAAAAGCTTATAGCCTTAATGAAACCCTTAATTCTTGCTACTGTTATATCTGGAGGGGAAACACTTACCCTTGATTTCGATTTAATTATAGAGGGAGGATTTCAAGGCAATTCATTAATTATTGAAGATTGGTTTAAGAAAAGAGAGATGTTAATTAAGGGAATCAATAGGACTACTTTTGATGAACTAACTACTGTAATCAATGCGGGAATCAATGAAGGTGAAACGATAAAGCAACTTTCAAGCAGAGTCCGAAATGTCTATGACGAAGCCAGAGGCCCAAGAAGTCTGAAGATAGCCAGAACGGAAGTAAACACAGCTACCAATTTTGGACACATGGAATCAATGAGACAGGCTTCTATTCAAAAGAAAGAATGGGTAACCGCAGCAGATGAAAGAGTCAGACAAACACATTCTATGAATGAAGGAGATGGTTGTATCTCACTTGAAAGGGCTTTTTCGGGTACAGGAGAATCATATCCTGGTGAAATCAATTGTCGTTGCACGGTTATACCGTGTCTTAAATAGCAGGAGGTATATATGAATGTAAAAAAAATTATGAAGGAAGCGGAAGAAAAAGGGATGGAAACTTGCGATTTATTTAAGGGGCAAAGTTTCAAGATTGAGGATGTAGATGACAAGAAGCATACAATTCTCTTTGTCGCAAGCGATGAGACTGTAGATAGAGTAAATGAACGTCTGATGGCAAATGGATGCCAAGTCGAGAATTATAATAAAACAGGTAAACCTTTCCTTTGGTGCCATAATCGTAGGGTAGATAATTTGCCGCTCGGCAGAGGGGTATGGTCGAAAATATTAGATAGAGAAGTGAAAATCCTTACCGAGTTTTATGTCGATAAGGGAAATGCTTGGAGCGAATACTGCAAGACTGTTTATGAAATGTATAGAGATGATTTTATGCAATCTGTTTCTGTGGGATTTATTCCTATCGATATACGGTCGGCAAATGAAGAAGAACTAAAAGACTTCCCGGAATTATCAAATATTATAACAAAATGGGAACTTCTTGAACATTCTGCTGTACCTGTTCCCGCGAATCCTAACGCTGTGCAGGAAAAGATACTGCAAGAGAAGTTAATCGAAGTCAAAGAGGCTATGGCAGATGACCGGATAAAGATACCTTCTATTTGTCTCGAAGATTTCGGGTTCAAAGAAGAGGAAAAGGAAGAAGAAGCAACTGGAGGAGTTTTTGCGGTAGGAGAAAAAGCAGTAGAAATATTAAAGAAAGTTGCGGAAGATATCAAAAAAGAATCTGGAGAAGAAGTGATAGAAACTGTTGAAAAAGAAACCGAAAAAATTGAACCAATGGTAGAAAAAGAAATTGACCCTAATACAACTAAGATAGCGGTTTATGATCTTGAAAAAAAAGAAATAGGTTTTGCGTTAATACCTAAAACAGAAATTATTGTTGAAGATTCTACACCTGCAACTGTTATCAAGGAGAAACGAGAAGGTAAACTTATTAATATTATTAAACCAAGTATTAGATTAAAGGATTCCGAAGTGGAACTGGAGAATCCAGAGGAGAACGAAGGCTTATCTCTGTCAGACGAACAAATCGATAATTTAAAAAAAGCGATTGGTTCAAAAGTCGAAACAGAGATGGTTGATAGTTTCCTTAGAGGGTTTAGGAAGAAATTAGGAATAGTAAACGAAGATAAACCTTAAAAGGAGAAACTATGGACTTAACTTATGAAGAATTAGTGGAAAAGCTTACTGGTGATATGTCGGAAGGCATAGTAAAATCTGCAACCGAATCTCTGCTTGAAACGCCAGAGATGAAAGCCCTTTTCGAGTCTCATAAAGCCGGAGAAGTTAATCCACAGGACACAGTAAACGGCGAACCTGTGAAGTTCGCACAAACATCCCGCTTTTTTAGGGCAGTAGCCCAGCACGATAAGAAAGAACTGCAAGCGATAAACGAAGAAGAGAAATCGAAGTATATGAAGCTTTACGGCTGGAATGAGAAGACATTATCCACATATATGACAGAAACGAATAACGCTCAAGGGTATTATCTCGTTCCTGTTGAATATTATGCGGAGATAATGCGCTTGCCAGTGCAGTTTGGGATAGCCAGAAGGGATTGTAGGATAGTCCCTATGGTTAGATTGTCCTTGACGGTTCCCAAACTTGCTACTCGTCCAACAACGCAATGGATAGCTCCTAAAGTTGAACTTTCATACAGAGAGAAGAATGTAACGAAACCTACTCTTGGAATGACAACTCTTGAAGCTTGTAAACAAGTAGCCATTGTTGTATTCGAAGAAGAGCTTATTGCTGATGCTACACCTCCAATCGTTGAATTTGTTCGCAACCTGATGGTGGAACAATTCCTGATTGGTGAAGATGACGCGCTTTTCAATGGTAACGGTGGAAATGGTATTACAGGTATTTTAGGGACAGCAGGAGTTATAAACGTAGTTATGGGTGCTGGTAAGATAGCCTTTTCGAATATCACAGCCGATGACCTGCTCGATATGCCGGATGCGATTGTTTCGGGTGCAGAGCAGAATGGGAAATACTACTTCCATAAGAATATCTTGACGCATATTAGAAAACTTAAAGACAATAATGGTCAATATATTTGGAACGCGCCAGCTAATAATGCGCCTGGTACGATTTGGGGTTATCCATATGAGACAGTTCCCACGATGCCCAGCAATGGAGCATCCGCACCGAGTACATCATTTGTTGTTTTCGGTGATTTGAAAAAGTGCGTATTGTTCGGAGATAGACAGACATTACAGGTCAAAGTTTTGACTGAGGCAACGATAGATAGTACCAACTTAGCCGAATTTGATTTACTCGGATTAAGATTTGTTGAAAGGCTTGACATTGAAGTGGCTCTTGAAGATGGACTTGCTAAACTCACAACCGCAGCGGCAAGCTGAGAGGAGGTATAAGATGAGAAAATTCACTTGCTTGATTTTATTACTGTTTGTTATCTCGTTTTCCCTCTTTGGAATTAAGGACTACAAAAACTATACTTTGTCAGAAGCACTCTTTACAGAAATTCTTGGAGCCGCCCATGATACTTTTGAATATATAATCCCTCATGTCGATACGACAATAGACACAACCGCTTATGGTATTGATACGAATCTTACTTATAGCGATATATGGCCATCTCAATTTGAACCTCAATCACAAGAAGCTATCATACAACCGATAGATTCGAATGATACTTATTCCACTTATGATAGGTGGGCAATGGAAAATTGGGCTTTTGCCTTATTACTCACTGATGCAGGTGGAGCCGCTGGGGATTCAATAGGAGCGGAAGTGCAATATGGCTTTGATGGTACGAACTGGACTGTCCCATATATATTAACGTCTGCAACGGGAACAGTGGGAACATTATTGACGTATTACCCGCTGGATACTTACGACAACTGGAAACTATATCGATATGCGAGACTACGAGTATTTAATTTGAGTATTGATAGTGTTACTGTTGACGCGTATATAGTCGGAAGGATTAAAGATTTGATTAAAGGGGAATAATTAAAGTACTATAACTCGATAACAGGGTGGGGAAATACCCTGCCCTGTTATTAAAAAGGAGAT